ATGGACGGCGAGGGCCATGTGTCGCCCAACTGCGGCCAGCTCACTGTATCACAGAACCCCGGCCCTGTTATGGACAGGATTGACGCAGCGCTTACCGTGTATGGAACCGATTCTATAGCGCGTGTAGTCAAAGCGTCCTCCCGTTGTGAAGTTCGTTACATTGGCGGCTGTCTGGCAGAGAGGCTTAGATTTCTTGGCACAGTCCGGCCCGAGCGACTGATTTCTAAAATTGATTTTGATAAAATCGGTTGCATGCAGTCTCGGTATGGGTGTCATAAGGTAGTTGCCGTCAGACCAGCGGGTGTGCAGCAGATTATCAAGATACAAACGTCTTCTCGGACCTTCATTGCAGAAGGGTATCCGATGCACAATTGCGAAAATGACATCGACGTGAACGAAATTTTGTATCACGCGATCACGCAGGAAATGCCACCAGACTCGGCAACCGATCTTGAACATCAAATCCATGAAATCGTCGGCGTCATGGGGCAGAACGGCTATTTTTTCGACGCGGCGCAGGCCGAAACACTGACAAAAACCTTAGAGGAAAAACGCGCCCAATACGTCGCAGACGTTAAGGCGAAGTTCGGCTATTGGTTCAGACCCGTTCGCAAGAAAATCGTCAAAGCACAGTGGGATGATCCGAACGGCGTCAACGCTGCGAAGACGTACGAGGAACCCGACACCGAGTGGGGCGAGGACTACTCTCGCGCTGTGTGGGGGCGGATGGTGTTCCCAAAGGTCACGTACCGAAATCACAAGAAACTTTCCGACCGCACCGAGGGCTGTCCGTTCGTGCCGATTGAGCGCGTGGACTTCAACCCTGGTTCGCGTCCACAGATCATTGACCGCTTTACGACGGTCTACGATTGGGTGCCACACGAGTTTACCGATGCTGGAAATCCGCAAGTTGATGATGCGGTGCTCAACAAGTTGACTAAGCGCATCCCCGAAGCCAATGGTCTGTCTGAAATTCTGTTCTACAACAAGTTGATCGGACAAGTCGCCACCGGCAAGGAAAGCTGGCTAAACAACTACAAGAAAGATGGCGACGGACGCATTCACCCTTACACGAACGTCGGTGGCACTGTTTCTAATCGCTGCTCACACTCCGGCCCTAACATCGGACAAGTCCCGTCGATCAAGGACGCGAAGATTGATACGGAAGGTCGGGTATGGGATGGCGATACCCAGCTTTTGATAACACCTGACGAGTATGTGCGGGTCAGTGCAAAGAAAGTGCTGCTCAAAGGACGACACGGCGACTACGGCTACGAGTGTCGCGATCTGTTCTTCACGCCGGAGACGATCAACGACGAGCCGTGGATGCAGGTAGGCGTTGACTTGTCCGGTATTGAGTTCCGCATGCTTGCGGAAGTGTGCGCGGAGTTCGATGGCGGCGAACTAATCAACGTCGTGTTGTCTGGTGACATCCATCAGATCAACATGGACAGCACCGGCATCACAGAGCGCGCTATCGTAAAGCGCGTTCTGTACGGCCTGATGTATGGCGCTGGAATGTGGAAAATCGGGCACACCATTGACCCGTACGCAACCGACGCCGCCAAGAAAGCGCTGGGAGCCACCATACACGCCAAACTGATGAAAGGCCTGCCCGCCCTTGCCAAGGCGATTAAGAAGACGCAGGCGGAAGCTGAGCGCGGGTATCTGATCGCCCTTGATGGACGCAAGCTCACCGCGCGGTCTACTCACTCAGCGCTCAACCTTCGTCTACAGGGCAACGCCGCAACCGTTGCGAAAAAGTGGGTGTGTCTCACCGAGGATATGCTTTTTGAACAAGGCCTAAATCACGGGTGGAACGGCGATTTTGTTTTCTATGCGTTCGTACACGACGAAATCGCCGCAGGCACCAAGAAGGATTTAGTTGATCTGTATAAGACAACGTGTGTGGATGCCGCTCGTAAGGCTGGAGAGTTTTTTAACTTGAAGTGCCCAATCGATGCCGAAGCAAAGGTAGGCCATTCATGGGCATCGACGCATTAAAATGAAACCTAAAAAGATAGAGCATTCATTTAGGCGTGTTCGCTACTAAAGAGGAGGCTCACGAAGCTTACAAAACCGCCGCAATAAAGTATTTCGGTGAGTTCGCTCGGTTTGAGTAGTCAGGTGTGTTGACACGTGTTAGTTGTTCTGCCATAAAGAAAGGTATCTTGTGAATGCGCGTTCTTGTTGCTTGTGAGTTCTCCGGCGTAGTCAGAGACGCCTTCGCGAAGAAAGGACATTACGCAGTCTCCTGCGACTATCTTCCGTCCGAAAGACCGGACGGTATGCACCACCAGGGTAATGTCATGGACATTATCGACGATAGGTGGGACCTGATGATCGCGCACCCTCCCTGCACATATCTGGCGAACAGCGGCGTTCAGTGGTTGACAAACCAACGGCTCAACGAGCGCGACCGCGATATTAGGTGGATGAGGATGTTGGAGGCCTGTGTTTTCTTCAATGCACTGCTGGGCGCGAATATACCGCGCATCGCAGTCGAGAACCCCATCATGCATAGGTATGCGAAAGAGAGAATTACGGCACCGTACACACAGATCATTCACCCGTGGCAGCACGGGCACGAGGAAAGCAAACGATCCTGCTACTGGCTAAAGGGCTTACCGTGTCTAAAGCCGTCAAAAATAGTAACGCCCGTCAAGCAAACTCACTGGCTGACGTGTGACAAGAAAGACAGATGGAAAGATAGGAGCCGCACCCTGGAAGGCATCGCGGCAGCAATGGCAGAGCAATGGTCGAACTTATAACCGTTTCGGAAATTGTGTTTCCGTTAGTTATCGTAACGCTGGTGATACTATATGTCTGGAAATAAACCGTTCGTCATCGACTTCAAAAAGGTCTTTGACGACTACATGGCGAACAATCAGAAGGTGTGGGTCCACGACCGATCCACGACTATCGGCGCCTCAGAAGCCTTCAACTGCATGCGCCAACTTCTCATGGAGAAGCGCGGCAGCGAGTTCAGCGTATCTCCCGACGAGGATTACAACGAGCGCTGGGGCGCCATCGAGCGCGGCAATCTGATCGAGAACTATTTCGTCGTTCCGGCGATGCAGTTCCTTCCCAAACCTCTGCGCGCGGAGTTTGTTGGCGACGATCAATATACGCACGTGCTCGTGCGCAACAGCGCTACACCTGACGGCTTGATCACCGAGGTACCGACTGACTGCGAAGTCATCATCAAGTACGGCGACGACGAGTTTCTTATTCCGCAAGTGCCGACTGGATGCATCGGCTTGGAAATCAAGTCAATCGATCCTCGCGCGCATCTGGACGAGGAACGCACCAAGCATATGTTCCAGTCGCAGATCGGCATGGGGATCATTCGGGAAATCACCGACTGGAAACCGGAATACTGGATCATCCTCTACGTTGACGCAGCGTGGCTCGACAACATTCGCCCGTTCGTCGTGACATACGATCCCGGCATCTACGCCGCAGCGAAGAAACGCGCCAATGACATCTGGCGCTTTGAGAACATTACTGACGCGATGCCGGAAGGCAAGCTTGACGGCGGTTGCAAGTATTGCCGCTGGAAGCGCGCTTGTGGTGAGGCAATCGTCAACGAGCACGCGTCGTTCAGCAAGAAGGATCCCGATCCTTTCTTGATTGCAGAACTTGATCCGATTGTGCGGCACGCCATCCAAATGAAGGAGGCGGCTGACACAGCGGCGCAAGAACACGAGGCTGCGAGGCAGCGTGTGAAAGACTGGCTCAGCGAGAACAAACATTCGAAAGCCGGAAACGAAAATTGGAATGTGTCATGGTCAACGTCTGACGGCAGGCCTACGCTTGATAAGCAAGCCTTGCGTGATGACGGCATCGATCCAGAAAAGTACATGCGCAAAGGCGCGCCGTACGACACTCTCCGCATCATCAAAAGAACCTAGAAGGAAAGTACATGAGTACCGAACTTATCGCACGGGCCGCAAACACCGGCCTAACCGCTCTGGCTACCGGCTCCGATGCGCTCATCAAGGCGGCAACCAGTGCAGGCGTCGCAGGTGCGTCCGGCAAACGCCTGTCGCACAGCGGAAAGACCGGCGAGTGGAAGCTTGCTGGACAACTCGTTGACGAAGGCAAGGCATTTGTCTTCGACATGCTCGGCGTTCGCATTCAGTGGATGGCGTGGAAGGACCAGAAGCCTGTCGCCAACCTTACCGAGAAGCTGATTGGCGGCAACCCGCTGCCCGCCGAAGTTGATCTGGAAGACTATTGGGGCGGGCGCAAGAAAGGCTCCGATGGCTGGCAGAAGAACCTTGTGTTCGACATCATCGACGCAGACACAGGCGAGCAGTTCGAAGTCGGCCTCAAGGCCGACAGCGACTACCGCCCTGCATGCCGCCTGATCACCGAGTACGCCAACAAGGTGAAGGTGCAAAAGGACGAAGCTGGCGACGACAAGATGCCGATCATCGAAATTGGTGACAGCAAGTTCTTCGCCAAGGCCGCGAACGAGTGGCTGCACGCTCCTACGCTCAAGATCGTTGATTGGATTTCGCAGACGGAAGTCTCGCAGATCATCGAAGCGGGCGAGGTTGCGCGTGGTCAGGCCGGAGACATGGGCGCTTACGCCGATGAAGCTCCTGCTGCCGTTGCCGAGCCAGAGCCCGCTCCTGCTGCGCGTCCGGCACCTGCCGTCCGCACTGGTCGCCGCGTCTAACAGCGTCAAAGGAGCTAACAGTGACAAGGGACAAACGCGCCCCCAACACCACCCCGTCGCAGAGCCAGACCTCTGCGGCGGGGACCAATCCGGTAAAGGCGCCCACCGTGACGCCAACCCAGGACGAAACCAACCCGAAGGACCTGTTGGGCATCAAAAAGCCCCCAGTGTCATTGATCCCGTCAGCGGCGCTGTTGCACGAAGCAATGGCAATGAAGAACGGTGCTGAGAAATATGGGGCCTTCAATTTTCGCCAGAAGAAGGTTCAGGCGATGATCTACGCGGACGCCGCGTTTCGGCATCTACTCGCGTGGATTGATGGTGAAGAAGCCGCTGCCGATAGCGGCGTGCATCATCTAGGACACGCACGTGCGTGTCTGGCCATCCTGCTTGACGCGCAAGCGTGCGGCAACCTCGTTGACAACCGCCCGTCCACAGGACGCGCGGCTGCGATCATTGAGGCTCTAACTGTAAAATGATGTCACAAAGTGAAGCGTTGGAAAAATATAAATACGACCGGAAAACAGGCAAAGTAACGCGTCGGAAAAACATAGGACGCTGGAAGGCCGGAACCGAGGTAGGGACGAAACACAAATACGGTCGAACAGACACCGTTTTTCTTCGTTGGAAGCAGTGTAATGGCGCACGCCCGCTGACGCACTTAATCTGGCTTATGGAGAAAGGGGCGTTCCCGTCTCCAGAAGTTGATATTGATCATAGAAACAACGATCCGCTAGACAATCGTTGGGACAATCTGCGAGAAGCGAGTAGGTCGGAGAACTGTATTAATCGCCGCAATTGGGGGAAGTACCCTAAAGGGGTCAGCAAAACCAAGGACGGTAAAAAATTTCGCGCACGCATTACGGTCTACGACAAAACCCGTATGTTAGGAAACTATGACACGGCTGACGAAGCCCACGCTGCGTATAACTGCGCGGCAGGTTGGGCTTTCGGAGAATGGAGTTATAACGCGTGATAACCACCGCCGCGTGATTAACCGTCAAACTATCTAACACTTGATAGCTGAAATGACCTCTGTGATAAAAAGATACCCTGACAGTGGTCAAAAGCAGGGCATGGCTGGGCTGGGCAGGGCGGGGCTTGGCACGGCGTGGCTCGGCAAGGCATGGGACCTTTATGGTCATAAGATGTGGCTCGGCTAGGCTAGGACCGGCGGGGCGGGGCATGGTTTCACACGATGGTGTGTGAATTTTAATAACGGAGATTAGGTTGACTATCACCGCAAAAGTAGTTCTCGACTCGATCAGTGTTGAAGACGTTCGTCTCACGACGATGGAACTCACCTATCCGCGTTTCATTCACGCGGAGTTCATGACGCACCGCGTGTTCAGCCGAAACGCGTCGTCGTCGCGTGCCATCCCGGTCGAGAAGATGATTGAACGGATTGTGCGCGAACCGGCTGAACCTATCCATTGGGGCAAGAACCAGCCGGGTATGCAAGCGAACGAGGAACTGGTTTGGGACACACTCGTGCAGACACGCAAGGCGTGGCTTGAGGCGCGTGACGCTGCAGTCAAGTTTGCTGCGCGTATGCACAGCCTTGGTGCCCACAAGCAGATCGTCAATCGCGTATTGGAACCGTTCGCTCACACCACCATCCTCGTCACGGCGACCGAGTGGGAGAACTTCTTCAAGCTTCGTCGCCATCGCGACGCGCAGCCCGAAATTCATGAACTAGCCGACGTGATGTATACCGCGCAGCAGGCTTCGACGCCGCGTCTCCTACAGCACGGCGAATGGCATCTGCCGTACGTCTACGATGATGATCTTGATGAAATCATCAAGATGGCGCTCAACCAGACGCAGGACACGATGTTTGGTCAAGCAACGCTCGATGACGTTGAACGTGCCACTACTCGCATCGCGTGTCGTATCAGCACGGCGCGTTGTGCGCGTGTGTCGTACCTGAACCACGATGGGAGCAATCCCGATCTGGAAAAGGACGACCAACTGTTCCACAAGTTGATGATCGCCCAGCCTCTCCACGCATCACCGGCTGAGCATCAGGCGACACCCGACCGCATCGTGCGCTACGGCGCTGTCTCAACTATCGGCTGGGAGAACCCGCAGTATCACGGCAATCTTGTTGGCTGGCAGCAGCACCGGAAGTTCTTCCTTGGGGAGAACACTGCGTCTAACCAATTGACAAAGAACGGCGTTTTAACTGCCGACACGGTGAGAAAAGTTACTTCGCTTCACAGTGTTAAACCAGTTGACACGCCCGTTAACCTGGGTTAATTTCGAGCCTTCACGCAACGCACTACAACAGGCCTGTCGGGGCTCCCCGTTCCGGCAGGCCTCTTTTTGTCTCAATGGGTATCCACATGAACGCTATCCCTTCCGCCCGCGCTCAAATTGTTGAAGCGCGCACCTACCTGCGTCCTCTCGATGACGAAGGCACGATTTTTGAAACTCCCGAACAGGCCGCCGACCGTATCATCGGGCATCAGAGATGGCTTTGGGAGCGCGCCAAAGGCGGAATGCGCCGCGTCACCGAAGTCTCCGCTCTTCCTCCGCTCAAGTTTGACGACCCGGTCGGCTACCGGGTCGAAGACGGCTGGGTCATGATCCAACTTACCGACGCCGAGGAAGCCGAGTTACAGGAATTGAAGAACCTGTTCCTCGACCGCAAACTCACTGTAGCGGGGCGCACACGTTGGCTTGGCGGCACCGCCATCGCGAAAGAGCGCGAGAGCAGCAACTTCAACTGCTCGTTCCTTGAAGTGCGTAGCGTGCATGACATTGTGGACGCCACGTGGCTCCTGTTGCAAGGCTGCGGCGTCGGCTTCCGCCCTGTCATCGGCACGCTCAACGGCTTCGCGCAGCCTATGGAAATCGAAGTTGTGCGCTCCCAGCGCGGACCTTATGAGAAGGGGCCTGAGAACAATGTCGAGACGTTCGATCCAGTTACTAAGACGTGGACGATCAAGGTTGGGGACAGCAGCAGTGCATGGGCTAAGTCAGCGGGCAAACTGGTTGCTGGAAAGTATCATGCGAAGAAACTGGTACTTGATTTCTCGCTCGTGCGCGGTGGTGGCGGGCGCCTAAAGAACTACGGGTGGATCAGCAGCGGAGACGCACAGATCGCTAAGGCCTATCTGGCAATCGCACAAATCCTCAATGGTGCTGCTGGGCGTCTTCTGACGCGTATCGAAATCCTAGACATCCTGAATTGGCTCGGGACAATTCTGTCCTCTCGGCGCTCTGCCGAAATCGCGGTCCTAGCCCACGGCGAGCCAGAGTGGCAGGACTTTGCGTTGGCGAAGAAGGATATGTGGACTACTGGCCGCGATCACAGGCAGATGTCTAACAACTCTATTATGTTCTATCAGAAGCCAACAAAGTACCAACTTTCGCGTATCTTCAAGATGATGATGGACGCGGGCGGCAGCGAGCCCGGCTTCATCAACGCACAGGCAGCAATGAAGCGGGCACCTTGGTTCAAGGGCGTGAACCCGTGCTGTGAGATCATGCTGGGGGATCGGTCGTTTTGCGTGGCTGAAAACACGCCGCTGATTACACGGAAAGGACTAGTGAACATTGGAGATGCTGTTGGAGAAGAAATAGAGGTTTGGAACGGGCGCCGATGGGCCGCAGTCGCTCCGTTTAAAACAGGTACGGCAGACAAACTTCTTCGCGTCACATTTGGTGACGGGTCGTATCTAGACGTAACGCCTGAACATCGCTTTTTTGTCGCTGACAGGTTCTCCGCACCAAACTATGTCGAGGTTCTAGCGAAAGACCTTGACACACATAGCAAATATATGCTGCACACAGAGCCGTTCACGATTGAGTACACTGGCGGTGAAAGCGTCCCACACGCATATACGATTGGATTTTATGTTGGGGACGGGTACGGGAACCATATAAATGTCTATTCGGAAAAAAAGCGGAAGCTGCCTCTTTCCGGTAATTGGGCGGCAGATGGGCATCAAAACGGAAAACCAAAGTGGCGGCTTTCCGGGCTTCCGTTCGACTGGAGCGAGGCGACTGGCCTTCGTTCGGATTTGAGTCCGGTTTTTGGCTGGTCGCCTGACAGTATTATTAGTTTTATCAGCGGCCTCGCGGATGCGGACGGAAGTAATACAACGTCTGGAGGTATTCGCATTTATCAGGGAAGCGAAAACTTTGTCAGGCAGTTACAGTTGCTTCTGACAAAGGTTGGCATCCGTTCCAGCGTATGTTTCATGTCGTCTGATCAAACAAATCTCGGGAAAAGAAACAAACCGATCTGGTATGTGTCGATCACCGATACACAGAAGTTAGCGTGCCATCGCCTTGTGTGTGATCGATCAGGTTTTGGGAAAAAGAACCGGCATCAAACAATTGTTTCGGTGACACCGCTAGACGGCACACATCCATCGTTCTGTTTCCACGAACCAGAAACAACTAAAGCTGTTTTTGGAAACAGCTTGACCGGTCAGTGTAACCTTGTGGAAACCGTGCTGCCGCGCTTCAACGACGCCGTTGAAGGACTTCACCGTGCTCACCGGCTTGTTGCCCGCGCCAACTATCGGCAGACGTGCGTCAACCTTGACGACGGCGTTCTGCAACGCTCGTGGCACGAACTGAATGAGTTTCTGCGGCTCTGTGGGGTCGGCGTAACAGGCGTTGTGTCGTGGGATCATTGGCGTGATCCGGCTGCGTGGGAAGACCTACGTAACATCGCCGTCAACGGCACTCACAGCATGGCAGACGAACTCGGCCTTCCGCGCGCCAAGGCAGTGACGACGGTGAAGCCGTCCGGCACGCAGAGCAAGGCGCTGGGCATCGTCGGTCACGAAGTGCCAGAAGGCATCCACATGCCCATCGGACGCTTCATTTTCAACCGCATCCGCTTCTCTGCCCACGACCCGATCATCAACAAGTTGCGTGAAGCCAACTACGCTATCGAACCCGATCCGTCCGATCCGACCGGGGTCTTGGCAGTGATCCCGGTGGAATTTGCTGGGATCAAGTTCGACACGGTTCAGGTTGGCGACGAAACCATTGAAGTCAACAACGAGAGCGCTATAGCGCAACTTGATCGCTATAAACTGTTGATGGACAACTACGTGGATCACAACGCGTCGATCACCGTCTCCTACGATCCCGAGGAAGTCCCCGAAATTGTGGACTGGCTGATGGCGAATTGGGATACCTACGTTGGTGTCTCGTTCATCTATCGTCAGGACGCAACCCGCACGGCGGCAGACCTAGGCTACAAGTATCTCCCGCAGACCCTCGTCAGCGAGAAGACTTATAGGGCGTACGCTGACAACCTTCTGCCCGTCAACCTGTCCGAGAACGCGGCGGCTGAGATGCTTGCCGATAGTATGGAATGCGCGGGTGGTGCGTGTCCGGTACGGTAACTATGATTGTCAAACAGGTTGACATCTGTTAGGCTGGATAGTAGTTTGCAGTGTCCCAACGGTGCCGCGCCAGACACTTGCGGGCTGTTCATGAACTAAACCACGGAGAAACCTATGGATTTCCTTATTTTCGTCGGCATCGTCGCTGTCGTTGGCTTCGTCCTTTACAAGAAGGTCCCGAAGGTCAAGTCGGCAGTCGATAAGGTGCTCGGCAAGGTAAACGGCGACAGCGGCGCGTAAGCCCCGTCCTCGCCCGTGCCGGTAGATTGGGCTTATCCCTGTCTACCGGCAACATTTCTCGCAAATGGAGCGCCTCATGTTCACCCTCCCCATCAAGATTTTTAAGATGCACGACGACGTTGTGGATCCGTCGTACGGCAGCGAAAAGGCTATTGGCCTCGACATTCGCGCCCACATCACACGCTGTGATCCGTTCGTTCGCGAACTGACAATCCAGCCCGGTCGGCGCGTCACTATCCCCACCGGCATCAAGATGGCCTTCTACGAGGCAGGCTGGTACGCCCGCATCGCTCCGCGCAGCGGGCTCGCTGTGAAGCACGGCGTAGATGTTCTCGCTGGCGTTATCGATAGCGACTATCGCGGCGAGATCATGGTTGTGCTCGTCAATCTCGGGCAGCAACCGGTCGTCATCAAGCACGGCGAGAAGATCGCCCAGATCATTTTCGAAAGCGCTGACCGCGCCGACATCAAATTTGTCGCCACAGAGGCCGAGCTTGGTAACACGGCGCGTGGTGAAGGCGGCTTCGGCTCCACGGGGCAGTGGTAAAGGATAGGCACGGTCAGGCTGGGCTTGGCTTTGTATGGTGTGGCAGGACATTGCATGGCGTTATCAATACGAAATCATTGGGTCAAAGAGGCACACGAACTCTCGACCAAGAAAAAGGGTCCCGGCACCATTGTGCCTAAAGGGATCGTCATGCATTACACGGCAGGTTGGAAGACGGAAGGCGACATCGCTACGCTGACGACCAGCGACCGCCAAGCCTCTGTGCAATTCATCGTCAGTCGTGAGGGGGTCATCTATCAGTGCATGCCCGCAAACTTTCGCGCGTGGCACGCAGGGCCTTCTAAGTACGAAGGCTTTAACGGCCTGAACAACCACTTCATCGGAATTGAAATCTGTAATGCCGGATGGATCAAGAAAACCTCTGATGGAAACTACGTTGATCAGTACGGACAGCGCATCAGCCCTGCCGGAAAATTTCTGGACTACACAGCCCGCTCTACCGCTACTCAGCCGCAAACATGGCATCACGAGTATCATCCTCGCCTCGCCAAGGGCGAATACGCGTGGGAGCCTTTTTACCCGGCGCAACTCGATGCTGTGGAAGCGCTAACGGAAGCGCTGATCAAGTATTACAAGCCAACGCTGAAACACATTGTGTCACACGAAGAAATCGACACACGCGGATGGAAGACGGACCCCGGCCCGATGTTTCCGATGCGGCGATATTTGAAATTGTTGGATGATCGTAATCACAGTTTCGATCCCAACAAACTTTATCAGGTAGTGACCCACGGCGAGGGTCGTGTTGTGGCGGTCGCTTATGAGCCCAGCGACGCGATGCCCGACGTATATGTCGCAAACATCGGGCAGGTGTTTTGGGTCGATGACGAACGCGGGGATTGGTTCCACATATTCGGAGACGGCCTACCGAACGGTGGATGGGTGCGCAAGAAATTTCTTGTGCCAGTAGGTTAAGGAAACTGACATGCCTGCATTTCTACTAACAATCGTCGCCTTCCTTGGTGGATGGCGCAACCTCGTGGCAGCGAGCCTCATCGCAGGCGCCGTTGGCACAGCCGCATACTACGTCCATCAGTACGACAAGCGCGGCACTGAGATTGCTATTCTGAAACGCCAACTAGGTGAGAAGAACAGCGCTCTGGAAGTCGCCCGCATCAACATCGAATTGGCGAACCGCGCAGCCGACGCGCTGAACACACGGCTTGCTCAGCGTGATGTTGATCTGGAAGCCTTCTGCAAAATTCTCAACACCATCGAGACGGACACCGACCCCGACGCCGATGGTCCTGTTGGTACCCCGGTCGATAAGGCACTTGAGGCCTTGAAGCAACTTGATGACAACAAGGCCAAGAAAGAGGAAAAGCCTCAATGATGAAGCCTCTGATCATTTCCCTCGTAGCGCTACTGGCGCTCACGGGCGCCGACAGCAGCGGTGGCTGCGACGGCGAATACATTCCCACCGTCGAACAGATTGACCTGAATATTCCCTCAGAGCTAAGGCAGTGCAAATACGCCCCGAAATCTCCGGGCAAAAATGCGAGCCGACGCCAGACAGCGAAGTATCTCGTCAAACTCTACGACGCGTGGGAAGACTGCTACGGCAACAACAAACAGATCGACAACCTTTACAAACAATACAAGGTGAAGGTCGAGAAGTTGCGGCGGAAGTACAAGTAATTGTGCGAGAACCTTCTGATGGTGGTCATCATGCTTATGATGATCGCCATCCTCGTCATCTTCTTCCGAACGGGTAATAAATAATGGTCAAAAGCATCTCTGCCGGTATGACGACTGCGCTTGACGCAGACGTGACACAACTCGCTCTCTGCGTTGAGATTGAGCGAGACGACGGGCGTGTGTACCGTATGACTAACCACGACACCGACCTCACTGTGTCAGGGAAAGTCTACCGCAGCGATATTTCTTTCAACCTGTCCGCCATCAGCAGCACGTCGGGGCTCGCCGTTGATAACACGGAATTGACGCTCGCTCTGGACGGCACGCTTTTCGTTGCCGAAGATTTTCAGAACGGCGCGTTTCGCAACGCGCAAGTCACTGTGTTCCGTACGAAGTTCTCGGATACTTCTGTCGGACGCCTTGTAGTCAGGAAAGGATGGTTCGGTGAAGTCAACTTCAACCAGCACGGATATGTTCAAGTCACTATCATTGGACTACTCAAAGTCCTGGATCTCATGGTGGGTCGCCTCTATCAGCCTGCTTGCGATGCCGATCTTGGCGACAAGCGCTGTCGCATCGCGATTGATGGGGGTCAAGCGTACGCCCACGACAACATCTATCGAGTAGGTGATTGGGTCTACGTCTACGACGAAGCATCTATGACTTCAATCCCCATCACTAACCACGACTTCGAAGACGACGGCGCCCGCACCGTTGCGCAGGCCATCACCGGCTGGACAAAATCAAGCCCTGCTGCGTGGGTGGTCGCCAGTTCCGCCAGTGGTCTTAATGACTACGGGCTCGACGGTGGCGCGTTCTCACTATTCGGCACAACGTTTACCGGCGATCAGGACGTTGAGCAGTTCGTTTATCAGGACATTGATCTAGTGACTGCGGGTCTGAACGCCACGGACATCGACGCCGGAAAGATTTCATGCCTGTTCTC